TGGAATTGCTTAACCGCCATATGCGAATTACACAACGTCTCGAAATATGTTATGACGTCTTTATAAGTTGTAATGGGTCCTGAGTTCGCCATTGTGTGTTTATCTTTTATCTAAATATACTTGAGTCCGAAGTTGTCGAAGTTGTTTACCGTCGTTGGTTAAATAACCAATCCCCGCTTGCTTGTCTACCCAAACGTGGACCAATTGCTGCATAGGTACCTTTTTGTTTGTTGGCAGTGTAAGACTTATTTGCCATTGCAAGAGACATTACAATATCATCTGTTGCTCCGGAGGGTGCGCTATAACTTATCTTACCACCATTGCCCATCTTGTATGTAAACACCGAAAGTTCTATGTGCAACTCTGGTAGGACCTCTTCTTTTGGGATCTGTAGTTCTCCTCGGATAAAAGCAAGTTTAAGTGCTTCGATAATATCTTGCTTACTGCTTTGGGTTGTAGTAAACCCTTCTACCAAACCTCCGCACGACTTTTTAAGTGCTTCGAATATTACAGACCCAATGGAGTTAAGTTCGACTATAGTGTGGGCGTTCCATTTCTTTATGCGATACGAGATCTCCCCAACAATCTCTTCCCAAGACGTTTTGTTCTGTCTGAAGAAGTCTACCAAATTACCTTTGTCGTCCAGAATTGTAAGCACCGTAAAATCTTGCGCAATTGCTAAATCCAAACCCGCCCAGTACTTTACCCCTGATTGGGGTTCGGTTAACAGCGAGGATAAGGTTGCACATTCACCAAACTTTTCAAACACAGATCCACTACCATCTACAAACTCACCAAGAAACTCTTGCAGATAAGTGTTAAGTGGTACCGTTAACCTCGCGGTTTCGAGGTCTTTCTTATCAAGATATGGGTTGTCGTCTGGCGTAATTCTATAGGACGCCCACTCGGGATAATGCTGGTCGTGTCCCCAATCATAAATCTTCTTGAACCAATTGGTCCCAAATGGAGTCGAGATAAAGAGAACCTTCTTACACGCTATAAGGGTTGCAGGTCTTATAATCTCGGTCCATATGCTTTCATCGATAAATGCAGACTCGTCTAAGACACACAAACCGGACACCGTTATACCCCTAAGGTTTGAACCCGATTCCGCGGATAACATTCGGATGGTGCTACCGTTCCAGAATGTCATTATAAGTTCAGATGCGTTGGTCGACTTAATAAGCGGGTTGTTACCACCGGTTGCCTTAGCGAGGTCTACAAAAGACTTACGACTTTGGGCGAATATGGGTGACAATAAGATGTTGTAGGAATCTGGGTTGTTGATCGCATAGAACAACAGCAGGTTGGATGCAAGTATAGTCTTACCGTGCTGACGTGGGGCAAGGAGGACGTTGTGTTTAGCATTGCCCTCCGTTATCCCCTTGATAATTTCGTATTGCTTGGGGTAAGGAACGAAGTTACTTGTTATCTCCACCCGTTAAACTTATTGTATTCGATGCCTGGGGTCCTTGTAATTGTTGCTGTTGTTTTATCTGGTCTATAAGTTCCTGGTTCACCTGGTAATTCTTCATAAAGTCCTCGGCCCATTTCTGGTCTGCCTTTAACTTTTGGGTTCTTTGTTGTACTCTCTTGCGGTGTGCTTTTGCGCCGCCTCGCTTTTTACTCTTCCCCATTGTCTTCTGAATTTGAATCGGGCGTTACGAATTTGAATTGGATATTCTTAAATAAGTCTTCGCCCTCGTTTCCTACGATTTCTTGGCGGGCGAGTTTAGGCAAGATGTACTCGCTTAACTTAAGCATAAGGTCCACTGCCTTTTGGGGATCCGACGCTGCTACGTCCGCCAACCAGATGCTCATATTGTCCAGGTTATCCTCGAGCAATCTTTTGTAAGCGTCCCGAATTTCCTGGGTCGACTTGTTTGGCGAACCTGGTGGTCTTCCCTGTCCGTGTGTGTTTCCTTTCTCGAATGGCATTGTTATAATATGTTATTTTATCATGGCAAGGGCATCCTGATATGCTCTGCTTGCTTCTTCTTGGGTTGCAAAATAACCGAGGTGTTTATTTTTTCCATTTACTTGAATTGCTGCCTTGTAATTATTGTATTTTGGATATTTACAAACCCCAATCGGCAAATCTCTTTTTTTATCTTTACTTGTATTTTGGCGATTTGTTATGATCTGAAGATTTTTTAAGCGGTTATCGGTCGAATTATTGTTAATATGATCAACAACGAATTGGTGTCCGCAAGGTTTATGTCCTAAAAAGGTTATTGCCATTAATTGGTGAACTTTTGATTTAGTGTGTTTACCATTTACACTTAAATTACAAAATAAGTAACCTCTTTTATTTACTAAAAGTTTTATTTTTAAAGGTTTCTTACCCTTGAACGACCAAACATCTCCTTCTTCTGTAATTTTATAACCCGGAAATCCTGGAATATCAACCATTGTCTTCATGCTTTTTTGCTTTTAATGCTTTAGCATATTCTGCCTTAAGGGTTTCCACAATTTGGCGTCTACAACTTGGACAACCCTGGTCCTTTTTATTCGTTCCAAACAAACGGTTATACAAGGTGTATGCTTGTGCTAAATCTCCTGGTGCCCAAGAACGTTTCCTGCCGTCATAAAAATTTGGGTTTGCTAAAAGTTCTTCTATAGGATCCATAATTAAAAGTGACTTAAAGTTTTATCTACAAGATCTCCGATGAACCCAGCGCATAAACTTGCTATAACCGACTCCGCTATAGGGTGCCCAAAGTAAAACAAGTGGAACGCCAAGGTTACCCAAACGGGCAAACAGAGAGCGCAATTAAACGGTTTACGATTTAGGTTTAGAACGTTTAGAACGCTTACGTACGGTTTTAGGTTTATCAACATTGCTGTCGCTGTCCCCAGCAGAATTGTCTGTAAAATTATGTCCATCATCTTCTTGTTTTTTTAGTTCTTGTTTAGGTTCATCTAAAAGGATAACTGGGTGATCTTCTGGCAAACCCATTATGGTGCGCATCCGTGTTTGTTGTTTTGCAACCATACCCTCAGGTGTAGCGAAGTCTGGTCCAACTCCTTCAAATTTCCATCTTACGTGTGTCATTTTATTCGTTTTTTTATATGTTTTCTGATGCGGTTAATCGTTAAGGATATCGACGTCCTTGGAATTCCAGTTGCTCGGGACAAGGACGAAATGTTATGGTTCTCTTCAACGAAGATTCTAAATAATTCTTGGTCATACCAGTGCAGAGAGTCCAGTTCTTTGTTAATTTTGCTAACAAGATCCTGGATGTCCTCCTCATCTTCTTTCTCCTCATCTGACAATAAATATAGTTTGTCATCTATATTGTCGACGGGTTTTCGGAAAAGTCTGTAGAACTCGGATGTAGTCGATCTCCACGAGTTAAGCATTATCCTTACACAATAAAATTGTGCACCTCCAGAATCCACTATATCCTGGATGTTTGGTTTGGTTAATAATTGATCTATACTATAATGTAAGAGATCTTCACTCAAGGTGTTTCCTTGAGAGATTTTAAGTGATGCATCTCGGAGAGCATCATAATTGTCTTGTAACCAGGCGTTAATATCCAAAAAGATTTGCTTCTTTTTCTTATAGTATGTATCTTTATTGGAATTTCATTTTTTTGTGCCGGCGGGGTCTTGTATATTTGTAGCAAAGCAAATATGATATGGAATTTACCCAAGAAGATTTAGAAAACCTTGCAATCTTGAATAAAGAATTAAGGGTTCGGATACACTCGATAAAAAAATCCCTGAAAAAACAACAAGACCCAGTGAGAATAAATACATTAACCAAGAACCTTAAGAATCTGGTTCTTGTTAATGCTTTAATCGAAGAACATGGCAACACCAGAAATTTACATCCCAAGAGAACTGCTGGAGCAGATAAAAAAAGAACTGCGAAGAAAGCGTGACAAGTTGATGATCAACCGTAAGGTCGAACACGAAGAGCGGGTTAAAGAACAAATCATCGAAGAAGAGATGAAAATTGCTGCTCAGATTTATTGTATCGACTTTTACATCTCAAGAGAAATACAACCAACCCGTCCATTGGGCGGTGAGTTGCTATAAGACATAAAAAGGGCAAGACTTTTAAAGGTCCTGCCCAATTCTTAAAGAAAAATGTAATGGATAAGTGAATCCTTAATCCCCAACTTAGTCAGAGATCACTATATTATATC